ACGCATAACATATTTTATAACATTACCCTCTGCGTAAGGTATCTCATTCTCAACTATAAACTGTACAGGTTGTATCTTCCACCTTGAATAATGCTCTGGCTCTTTTATGTTATCTGGATTCATTGCTTGTCTCCTTTGTTACCTCATCTATAAAAGCGCGAGCATCAGCAATGCTTATGTCATACCACTTAGACCTGTACTCACTTGGGCAATCCTCATCTGCGTGGTTACATACGCTTTCTAAATGGTCTAGTGCTTTGGTTAGTAAGTCATTCATCACTCTATCTCCTTTCCTAAAAGGGTAGTTTGAAATTGACAATCAACTGGTAGGGGGTTTTCTTGGTCAAGAAAGCACCACTCTCCAGTAGGGTTGTGTAAATCTTCTATTGTCCAATTATTCTGAGCAACACGTTCTTGTCTTTTTTCTTCTAGTCTAAGATTTGCGTCTATTAGTCCTGTTATTATGGCAAGAGCAACGACAATGAAAACCACTATTGTACCCCTCATTTTTTACCTCTTGGACAAACCTTGCTATTTATATCATCTAGTATTGCTTGTTCTTCGTCCATTTGCTGTTGTAGCTCAAGGTCTAGTTGATGCCACCAATCAGAGTCTTGTTGGTCTTGATAAAATTTATCTTCATCTAACATATCTTTTACTTCGCTGTTATGTTTTGTAGGTTTGGGTTTCTGCATGATAATCTCCCTGTTGGAGTTTCGACATGATTAAACGTAGGGTGAAGTAATCCGTCATTCCAACAAACTTTAGTTAATCCTGTTAGGTAGGTATCTCTTTCTTTCTTTAGCTGTCTATGTTCCTGAATATTAGAAACAAAGTTGGAAGTTTTCCTAGCCGTTCCAAAAGAATCTAACAGTTCTTGTAACACCTCATCAGACGTAAAGAACACACCTGCTTTTTTAGATTCCCACTTTTTATTAGGAACATACATAGGCAAGAGTTCTTGTGTAAATTCCACTTTTCTATATTTAATTTTCCCTTTCTTTTTACCAGACTTATACACTACTAAATCTCCGTGTTCATCTTCCTCTGCTCTTTCTTCTTTCCACTTTAATGTGCCACCAAAAAGCATGGCAGATACTTGGTCGTGTGAGCCAAAGTTGATATTATCTATAAAATGTCTGCTATACTCTGTTATGTTATTATAATCAAGGAGAAACTCTAGTAAATTAGATTCAATTTCTACTATATCTCCGTGTATTCTTTGGTGTAAAGCATGAGCGTGATGTTCATCAAACGCCATTCCATTATACTCTGCAATTATAGTAGTCATTCTGGCTCTAAGCTCATCAAACACTATTGATTTTAATTCTTTTTCGTGTACTTCTCTTAGCTGTTTCTTGAACACTTGTTCAGTAACTTCCACATCATGTTCAAGGTAAGGTAACAACACGTCTTTTGGTATTTCCTCTGTCTTAGTGCCAGAATCCCATAATGCTTTTAACTCATCATTTTTTATAGTTAATCCGTACTTCACGCACACATCATCAAGAGAGGGGTATCTCCACGACTGTCCACTAAGTATGTATTCTACTAACATAGTGTCCCAAACCACAATTTTATTATCCATAATATTACTTCTTAATGTGTCTACGTGTTTGTTATCTGCGTTGTTTTTAATTATGTGGCATATATCAAATGCTATATTATGACCTACTAATATAGGACAATTAGTAACAGACTTTAAAAATTTATCAACCCACTCGTCATTTTTAACATCTTGATACCCCTTTGGTTCTTCCATTCCCTTTATAAAGTTCTTGCTACGTCTTAGTCTTATGTACTCAAAGGGTTTCTCTTTCTCATAGAATAATATAGGTGCTATTATGTCTATTGTTTTCAAACCAAACGCTACTATCCTGTTATCTTCACAAAAAGGATTGGCAAGACCACACTTCTTTTTGTCTTGGTGTGTGTTATTAACAGTAGTTTCTACGTCAAGTACACAATATTTACTATCCATTATTAAACCTCGCCTTAATAGGTTCTATTGTAACATCAAATTTACCATTAATCAATAGTGAATCTCCACCACATATTTTATTCTTTGGTATAAAGATATACCTTTTATTCCTATCCGCAACAGTCTCCTCATTACTTCTACCTATAGTAATAATAGCGTCACACTCTCCTTGAACGCCTGTCTTGCTTCCATACAGTTGGTTCATAGCTATCCACTTCTCTCCCTCTGCCGAGCCGTCTGCCCAAATAGTAAAGATAACAGTACAATGTTCTTTCGCCCATTGTCTAGCTTGTTCTCCTAATGCTTGTATTCTTTGCGCTTCATTTTGATTTGTTCCTTTACTACTAACTAGCTTGCTTAGTTGGTCTATTATTATTAGGTCAGGCGGGTAGTCCTTTATCAGTTTTTCTACTTCTGATATATTAATACTTGCGGAGTCTTTTATAATTATTCTATCTTTTCCGCCAACCCTATTTTGATATTCTTCAACTGCTTTAGGTACATTTTTAAACACTTCTTCCTTTGATTTCTTTAACGCAGATTGTATCTGCCTTAACCTTACTTTCTGCCCTCGTTCCTCGTTATTAATCCATATAACGTGCTTGCCTTTTGGCATCATACTAGCTCTGTATGTAGCTTCACTAGCAAGTAATGTAGTCTTACCTGAGTCTGGTCTACCCCCTATACAGATTAAATCTCCTATTCCTGTATGTCCAATGGAGTCGTTTAAACACCCTAGTCTCCACGCATATCCTGAATCTTTCCTAGCGTCTAATAAGTAATCCTCTAGGTTTTCGTCTGTAAGTAGCGAAGTATCTTCATCAACCAAAGGCATAGCGGTCTGGTGTTCTGAAACTAAATCATATACAGGAGTCATGTCATTTGACAAACCCTCTGCTACCTTTGCTACCTCATTAAAAATTCTAGTAGCATAATCCATAGTCACAAAATGATTTATAATTTCCTCGTTTGGTACATCTTTGGAAGATTTTGTGTCTAACTTTTTAAATATAATTTGGTATGTCTTTAACTTCTGTTCATTCCAAGAGGAATGACGCACCGCACAAAACCAAGTGGAAAAATCAGACCACTTGACAATACTGTATGTTGGGTTCTTGGTATAATAATAATCCATATCTTTTAATATAAGATTACATTCGTTAGTTAGAGTATAATCTTTTATATATTTATTATATTTATAATAATTATCTTTATTAGATAATAATAATAATATATCTAATTCCATATTAGACTCCCATGTTATTCAAATATTTTAATATATCAGAGTCGTTCATATCTTTTGGTTGCTTACCTCTACATATTATAACATTATCATTTATTAATAATACTTTATTTCTAATTTTAAGTGTATTAGATAATACTTGAGAATTATCATTATCTAACCACACTACTATTGTACCATAGTTCTCAAGTTTTGGCAACAAAGAATCTCTTAGAGAACTACTTAAACAAGGTAGTGCTGAATACCCACACTCAGCTAATCTTATAGCAGATACAACATCTTCCACTACAACACAGGTGTCTCCACTACCTATTGGGTTATATGTTTTATCATCACATAACCACTCAACTAACCACTTAGGGTTTTCTCCCCTACCAAGTACAACTTTCAAATTCTTACCAGCTTGGTCAAAAATTGGAAAATAAACCCTGTCTCCTATCTGTTTAATCTCATACTTATCTATAAGTTCTTGATTAATAAGGCTCTTAATTAAAAAGGGTTGCTCTTTATAATTTGCTCTATGTCTCTTGTAAGCTCTGTCTTTTTTATCCCAAGTTTTTCTGAAGTCTTGCTGTCCACTTGTATTACTTGATTCAAAGCTAGATTTACCATGTCTCCAAGTCTGTTTGTGAACTTCTTTAGCTGTTCTAATCTGTAAATTGTCAGAAAAAGAATAGCCAGATTTGCCACAATGGTGGCAATAAGCAACGATTGACTCATCTTCATTTCTCCTTATATATAATCGGTCGTTGTTATGACCTTGTTTACAATGGTGTATGTGTATCTGCACGCCTCTATCTTTAGGTGCGTATGGTACAAACTCACTTCTAACTAATTTATTATCCACGTATAAAATTCTCTGGTAAGAAATTAGACTCAATGTTCTTATAAGTATCTTGTGTAGCTTTCTTAACGTAGTCTCTTATCATTTCATGTTGAGCGTAGCCATACCTAAGGTCACTAGGCATTAAGCTAATAGGCTCTAACTTTACTCCAGTAGAGAATAATACATCAAACTTTTCTGTCTTAACTCCTTTGTTCTCGTCTGCTGTACAGTTATACGTTCTATTATAGTACCTCATGTCCTCATCACACACAAAGAAATTGCTTGGTAGATTAAACCTAACTATTGCTCTAGTCATACCAGACTTATTGTGTTTTCCCTCTGGTTCTGTACACCCCATTAGTTTACCTAACATACCTACAAGAGAAGATAACTTAACTTCTGATTCTGAAACATAATAACCCCTAGCTCTAGTTCCCCCATGTTTATGTAAGGTGTCTGCTGTGGATATAGCACTAATATATACTAAATCTCCTACGTTTATACCTTTTTTAATACTCATTATTTTTTTCCTCATCTAAGTTTAATAATTGAGAATAATTCTCATCTACATCATAATACAACAGGTCTTTTACAGACTCATCATAACTTTCTTTAATGTCTTGAGTATGTATTGTATCACTATCTGGACATTGTAATGATATAATTTCTCTACACTTCCTACAAAGTTCTTCATGTTCCTTAGTCTCCTCTCTCCAAATAATCTCATTGGGAGAGAGTATGCTATCACAGCTTTTGCAACGCATCTTAGTTGTTCTCCCATTGTTGTTATTTAAACCTTTCAGCGAACACAGTAGCATACATTTCCTCTATCGCTACTTTCTCAGCATCATTAGGTAATTTACAGTAGTAAGCTACTTTAAGTGCTTGCTTTATGCTCTTGTAATATACAGCTTTTTCCCCCCAAGATAATAAGGTTCTAGGACTCATAGTAAACGACAAGTTACCTTGAGCGTAAGCTGTTCTGACTAACCCCGCAAACTGCACCATATACTCTGCGAGCTTATCTGTCATGTTTTCAACTTTTGCTTTTACTATATCAACTTCTTTGCTCTTTGGTAGATAGTCTAACTGTATTGAAGTAGCAAACCTATCTAGTGTTGCTGTATTCCAAACATTAGTACCCGCAAAAGAACCAGACTCATCTCCCATTCCCTTAGTGTTATCACAACACACAAATCTGAAATGTTTGTGAGGACTCACTAACTTATCTTTAGTGTCTCCCGCTTTGTCTGTAAGCATTAACTTTCCACCATTTTCTAACAACCATTGATAACCCATAGCAATCTCTGGCGGTAATACTGTTGGTTCGTCTTGACAATAGACCATACCATTCTTTACTGATTCGGTACATACTCCGTCTTTCCAAATAGTTTTTCCGTCCTCTAAAACGTATTGTCCAAAGATAGCACCACTTTCCATATCCCCTCTACCATTTATTCTAGCAAAAGGTCTGTTGGTGTAAGCACATACTTGCTCTACAAGACTTGATTTTCCACTACCTGTAGCACCAGAAATCCACACATTATCTTTCAACTCAAGACCTACTAGCAATTCTATTAACTCTTTTACTTGGAACTGATAGTTTTTATCAATCTCCGGTATGTGAGATTGCATACTTTTATCCCAATCCTCTTTCTTAAATACTGTTATTGGTACGTTAGGTAAACCTTTAGGTATACTAACACCAAACACTTCTCTGCAACCTTTTTGAAACGACTGCTTACTAGGTGCTTTATCAGTATTTTTAAAGAAAGGTAGGTCTAACATACTCTCTTTCTCTTTCTTATCATTAATTTCTATATCCTGTGTCATTTCGTCAACGACTCCAGACATAATAGAATTTTCCATTTCACTTGCGCTTGTGCTTGGCATCTTTTTCTCCTAACCTATAATTTTAGTTTTGATAACAGAAAGTAACGCATCTTCTAAGGCAGTAGAGTGACGTATCACTTTGTTATTTCTATAAAAATTCTCAACATTACTATCTTCTATTCCAATTCCATATATCTCTAAATCTCTACTCTTTTCTATACTAGACGTAACCCTCTTTAAAAAATCAGGTTGGTCAACCCAACCATTGTACTTTCCGCCACAAGGACAACCATCAGACAGAACAATCAGTATCTTTCTCTTTGTGGTTTCTTTTTTCAATCTTGATGTACACCATAAAATGCTGTCTCCGTCTGCATTACCCGACATAACTGCGGAAGATGCTCTTACCCTACGAGCTAACTCTGTACTATCTACTTTATTACATGAGAAAGGTTTATATAAGTATTGAATTAGATTATATGTATCAGTAAACCCAACAAGCTCGTGTCTTATTTTTAAATCTGATAACACTCTACCTAATAGAACCATAGACTTACCCATATTTGCAAATTTACTACCACCCATAGAGCCAGAACAATCTCCCAATACTGTAACACTTACGTCTAAACAGTCGTTATGTTCACGTTGTTTAAACACTCTCTTATTAAATCCATGTGCGTCTTTCATTCCCGCACGATATAAATTTTTGCTATGTAAACTACCTTTTTTCTTTCCGTATGTATATTTATCTCTTGAATGAATTTGCAATAACCTTGCAACTTTCTTACTTAAACCACTACCATTACACACTTCATCTATTTCTTTATAAGAGTTTCCAGAATAATATAACATACTATCAAAACCATATCTGTCTTTGGTCTGTTCAGGTTTAATCTTTTTGTTCTGAAAATCTACAACAATAGTCTCATCATCTGTGTAAGGTTGATAACCTACTAATTTATTGTTGCCTGTACTATCATAATTTATGTGCATTTTTGTATAGCTAGTTTCTCCTTTTTCCTCTAGCTCATGTTTGTGCATTAACAGCTCACTCCAATCCACAGTACTGTCTTTTGGTTTATCTTTTACTTCTTCTGTTTTTTCATCTGAACTTGAACCTTTGCCCTCTTTAGATTTTTTCTTTTCTGATTCTTTTCTTTCATCTTCTGGTTTTAATCCATAAACATTTTCTAGTATGTCATATAATAATTTCATTTCATCTTTAAAAGTTACAACAGCATTTAATTTTTCTTTATACCCACCACGTTCTAACTTTCTTACGTAACCAACTACTTCTTCAGGGGAAACGCTTAATGCTTGTAAAGTGTAAGGTCTAATGTTTGGCATAAAATCGTCACGGCAATCCATATCCCAAATGTAAAGGGAACGAAACATATCAGGCATAATATCTCCACCCGCTAATGACCAAATGTCACTATTCCTATGTTGTTTTGCAAATATCTCTCTCCCTCTAGCCATTATTTTTTTCTTTCCCTCGTACTCCTCATAACCAAATCTTTCCTGTCTGTAATCTTCTAGCACGTTTAAACAGAACCCAAATGGCGTGTTAGTATCTAATCCGTTTTCTTTTATATAGTCCATAGCGTCTTTCATTTCTGGTACGTTATGACCTATTTCATGGTATAAAAAACTTCTCCATAAATCCCATTCGTCCTGATTCCATGTTATGTCTGGTTGTGGTATATATATGTTTGTTCCGTCGGTTCGTGGTGCTACTGTATCTTCCTCGTAACGCAACACTAAACCTGAGTGTTCAGCTAACGCTCTAGCGTGTGCCATTTCCCCATGTACATTTAAGTTAATCATCTTTTATCCTTATTTTTTAATTAACCCCCACTTGCGTGGGGGATTACTACTAAAGGGATATCGACTTGCTTTCACGTTTAGAGCTTTTTCTAAAGTGGACAGTAAAGTAAGTATTTGTTAAGCCAATTTCATAATCTAACTCTTTAATAAATACTTCTACTGTCAAGATATCATCTAGTTCTTCTTCTGAGAAATAGTCGTAAAGTTTTCTATCACTCGTAGTACCTAGAATCAAATCTTCAACTGCACCCCAAAATAAGTCAGGGTGTCGAAAATCCCCTTTATTTAATGTTATGTTCATAATTGAACTCCATTTAATAAAAGGACACCCATCTTACCATACAATTATGTCAAAATTATGACAGATTATGTCAAAGTTATGATACATTGTGATATATTATGATAGTATTGATAATGATAATCATTCTCATTTAGTGTAACTTCATCTTTTTATCTTTGTCAATTCTATAAATAGAAAATCCTAATATTTCCCTATCGACTAACTGA